TCCATAGGCTGCAACTGATTCAATCACCTCGTGTTTATTTATCTCCGGAACATCGTTCTCGAATGCTATTTCTTCTAATAATGTTGTTAATTTTGCCATTTCCTATCTCCTGAGTTTTCCTCCTGGAATGTATTTTCTAAATTTATCTCTCATTTTAAGCCACAAACTACTTATAAACTCTGCTTCATATCCGTGTGCTTGTGAGGGCCTATTTTTCTTCAAAGCTACCTGGATATCTAATGGTTGAAACTGGCCTTTTTTCACGCCATCCATCATTCCGTTTATTATCTGTTGTGATGCTTTACCAAGAATACCAGCGTATTGTTTTACGGCGCTTTGTGCAGATTGTCCAGCTTGTGAACTACTATAAGCCATTTCGTTTAACTTTCGTTTTGGTGTCACGAGCCCTGAGAGTTTTATCATAAAGCGTGTTTCCAATTTTTAGATTTTTGTGCAAATCCGTATTGTTTAAATTCTTCTTTCAGTTCAGGTATTATGGATTCTTTCCATTCATCTTCATCATCTTCTGGTTCATCCGTGCCCATAAACTTTCTCATGTAATCTTTTCCTGTTTCAGAATCTTTATCTCCAAATGGATCAGTATCAATCTTTGTCACCTTCGGTTCAGGTTTCTCTTTTTCTCCGCCCGCATCACCTCCAGCAGGTTCGAATTTTCCCGAATCGGTCTTTTTAAACGTTTGAGCATCTTTGTCCTTCTCTTTACCCTTCTGTTTATATTTACCGTATCCGATATGAGAATATTCATCTGCTTCTCGGATGACTTGTCTGATCAGTTGTCTCAAGGATGATTCAGTTAATTTCATTGTTATTCTCCTCTCAGGATATCGTTTATCACTGATTCGATTGCTGAATATTTTGTATTATGAACTGTCGGATCGATGCCTTCATTCATCGGTCGCATGAATGCTCCATGAGTTGAAGGATTAGATACAAAATCAAACGCTATGAGCTCGAAATCCGGTTGGACTTCAACTGTATCTTCCCCTAGTTGATCATCTTCACTGACTGATCCCAGCCCTCGAGAACTGATCCCGAGTTTAATCCCTGCTTTAAATAATTCTTTCAATATATTACCCGCTGGTGTGCCGAGTACTTCTACCGTACCGGTCAGATCATCACCATTCCAGTTCATATCGAGAATATTATGCGAAACATTATTAAGATTAACAACTGAACTATCGGGATGATCGAGTTCTCCCAATGCTCTGCGTTCTTTTATCTGCGTGCTGGAATATTTTTTAGCTTCCCTCATCAATACTTCTCTCGGATATACTCGCCCGTTTTGATTTTTTGCATTCGCTCTCTGGAGTATTCCAGAAACGATCAACCTACCGTTATTTTTCGTTAATGATTCATTGATCTGCTGAGGTGAGACTTCAAACGGTATGTAATCTACTAATAGCTGCTTATTCATTATAATCCTCCTCGGTATACGAACGTTACTTCACCTGTTGCGTCTCCACCACCCTTCCACGCGACAGGCTGGATATCTAATTTAATCGGGGAGTTTGAAATCGCCTGGAGATCCAACCCCTGAGTCCATGCCGCGCCGTCTGCATCTATGCCTCCCATGGAAGCTGTAGTTTCATTAAGAAACTGATACGCAGTAGCACTCTGACCAGCTACTATGACATAACTCGGTCTTTCCTGTACAACCTTACTCGCTGGTGTGGTCGCTCTACCAAACGCACTTGCTGGTAACGGTTTGGGCGTCTGTTTCTGTTCTCTCGCCACAGCTGTCGTGTTATTAGAATCTGCTTGATACATTATATTCTCCTATTTCCAAGATGTACGTTTAATCCAGATATCTCGAATGATATCCGCGACAACGTCTCTGATTAATTTTTTTATCACTCCGACATCCTTCTGTTCCAGTGCTTCCTTCATTCGTTTCTGCTTCTTCTTCCTATACTGCTTTCCAGTATCACGAAATGCAAATGGAGTACTGTATCCGTCGATATTTCCAGTAGTGGTGATTTCATCTAATTCTTTTTCATAAAGTTTTCGAATGAGCTCTTTAAGTCTAGTTTTGACACCTTCATCCATGTAATTTCAATTGTTTATCTAATTCATAATACCGCATCAACTGTACTACTGCGGAATCCTGTACTGTTTTCTTATTATCTGTATTGCAGAATTTATCTATAGAGTTGATCGCTTCATTTAACTTTATTTTCACTACTTTATCCTTCACTACAGTTCTTCGTTTATTCAATACTTTCTTTAATTTTTTAGTCTCACCTTCAATATACTCTTTTAACAAGTTAGTATTCGATATATTATTAATATAAGCTTTAAGCAGAGATTTCTGTTTATGATTTAAGTTTAAATATTTTTTATTAAACTTTTCTAATAAAATCTTATATGATAATATCCTTAAATCCTCATCGTTTGCATATTGTGAATTGACAGTATCCGTTAACTTCAATTTCTTATCAGTTGTGATATATTCAATTAAATTAAAGTGTGATTCGGTCTTATCATGAGCTGACATTCCAGTATCGTACTCAAAAAGTTTATAAATAGATGCATACGTTTTATACTTACCTACTGTCGATGACATGAAATTGTTTAAATTAAACTGTTCTTTCAGTTGCTTAATTAGATTATATTTTTCTCTTTTAAGCTGTGAATTATTTATCAATCTTCGCTGTTTCAATACCTCTTCAACTAAAAAATTAGCTTTTTTATCTGATTTAAATTTAGTATTTATAAGAGTATTGTATAGGGCAAGTTCTTTACCCAATTCAGTATTTTCATTAAATCGCTTTTTCAATATTGCGATAGTCTTACTATTATCTTTCTTATCCAGCACATCAGCAGTAACTTGTCTTAATAAAAATTCAAAAATCAAACCAGTATTTTTAATCTTGACATGCTTAATTTTATTTTTCACTCGCATGAATCATTCTCCCAGAATAAATTGAGTATACTTTTTCATATATAAATATAAATATAATTGAATAGACACAATTTGTTTTTTAATTATTTTCATTTATCTCTGTATTTTCGTTCAATATACTGAGTTTTGATATCGTTTCACCGAAATCTTTTTTTAATTGACTTAAAATACTTTCTTTTTTCATAATAGTCGCACCTTTACCTGGATGTAACGGGCTGCCATTTTTAAATTCTCTCTTACCATAACGCTCTCGTTCATACTTCGTCGCATCTTTAATATCTTCTGCATCGTACTCATTTCCATATTCTTTCTCTTCGGTGCCGCTCCGTCTATCACCACCCCACTGAGCGGCTTCTTCAACACCACCCTCATCAGCTTTTTGACCCGATTCAGCGGGATCATTACCTTCCATGGAAATCTGCTCCATTCTGAATGCCTGTTTCTGGTCATCGATGATACCTTGAAAGATTTTTTGTTTTTGATGTTGATCCAAATCATAAATATTATCATAAACCCACTCACGTGACATCAGTTTATTCTCCATAATGGAGTTCGCTATATCGGTTTGTTGAGTCAAGAGTTCGAGTTTCTCCTGTTCATGTATCATCGATGGATTAGTGAGTTCTAAATCAAATTCTAATAAAGAAGCATCATCAAAACCTTGCGTATAGAGATGAACAATTGCGACTTTAGATAATTCCGCCACCATGATTTTTTGAATCCGTTCAATCGAGCGAGCAAATCTTACATCTTCAGCTGCAAGTGTAGCCTTTGAACCTATCCCCTCTTCATATCCGAGAAAAGCTTTCGGTACTTTTAAAGCAGCCATTAATTTATTCTGTAGATATTCAACATCAGCAATATTACCTTCATTCGATAATGCAGGTAAGGTATCGATTTCTGTTCCGCTATCACCACCACGAACTGGTAAGAAATAATCTTCAGTTACCGATTCGACATTATATCTAAGATTATATTCACCAGTCTTCTGATCAATAACTGGAATTTTTTTCATCTTATTCATAATCCGTTCCATGAATGTATCAACTTCATTCGGTGGTATATTACCGATATCGATTTTAAATACCCGTTTTTCGGGAGCTCGCATGATTCGATGAATCATCATAGCGTCTTCTAATAACGTCAGTTGTTTCCAGATCCGTCTCGCACCTTCAAGTTGTGATTTACCATACGGGAGATAGTTAGTATCTGATATAAAACGGAAATGACCTATTTCATAATTCTCATGTAATTTTTTATTAGCAGCTGATGAACGCACACCTGGCATATCTGACATGACTTCGAATTGAACCAACTTAGGATTTGCTGGGTCGTGATCTTCCAATCTATTGATCTCGTACGGTGACAGTGGTTTGACATTTACAATTCCGTATTTATCTATAATTTCTAAGTGTAAGAAAAAATCACCATATTTTGTCATATTCCGTATCCATGACCATAAATTAAACTCTATATTCATGATATCATAAAATAAATTATGTAATATTTTATGTACCTGACCATTATCAGTTTTTATCTTCAATATTTCACCCTCAACATTATCCACTGTAGATTCATCTGAGTATATATCCAATACAGATGATATCACTGGATCTGCATCCATGAGTTCATAATCTCTAAACAGTTCTGTTCGGAGTGTCTCATATGCGTTACGCTGATTTTGCATCTGAGCGTAGCGTTGTTGTGAATAACCGGAAGACATTAATCTGTTATATCTATCGATAAAATTCGATAACAGTGCTGTTTGACTAAAATCAACATCCTTTACAACAAGTCTATCATCATCAGTTTTTCTAATGACGATATTGTTTCTAAATAGTTGTCCTAATCGTTGAAATACATTTTCATTTGCCATTTTTTGCCTCTTATTTTACTATAATAACCATTCTAAATTTTCTTTCTGACCGCCTATCTCGACTTCATATGGATTTGTTTTCGGTTGACCTGTAGTGCCGAAATAAATTGGCTTTTCTTCATACCCAGAATTACTTTTCAACATTGAATTCATGACGGCTCTCTGTAAATCATTACTTTCTGTTTTTAACCGCAGGGCTGTATCGCGAATCCATAGTGCGATCGAATATGCCATTACGAGATCATCATTATATCCCTTCATCGCTTCTGGTTTGTTATTGTTATAAACGAATACAAGCAATTCATCAATTAAACGAATAGAATTAATCCGTACAAGTTTTTCTCTCGTATATTCTTCCATCTTTGCAATTATCAGTGGACGAGTTTTCATTGTTGTAGTGAAACCAGCAACCATACTTTTATCTTGACTGCGGTATCGATTACTTATCAGTTGATGTTCTACATCTATATATTTTAAATCCTTGGATTGGTAGAATAAATTTTTATATCCTCTATCGATGACTGTTTGAATTGTTGCCCAGCCGACATTATTATTTTCAACAACTAGAAGCGCATCATTATACTTAGTCGCCAGTTCAATTAAAAAGTTACCATAATCAGTTGTACTGAGCTGACCTTTATATTCTGCAACTTGTTTTAAATCCTTTACATCAAATACATGAGCCGCAGAATAATCAGTACCATCACCTCTAGCGACATCAGCGACTACTATATAATCTTTATTAGCTAGAGGATACTCCCATAACCAGAGATTTCTGTCAATTCCAGTTTTTTCAACTGGTTCAGATACATGATTCTGTTTGTACCATTCTAAAATCAACGGATCGACTACACTACCACCTGAGGTGAGGAAATCAGTATCACACTCCTGTGCAGCTTGTTTCGGACCCAGTACTCTATCCTGTTCATCTCTCCATTCTTGATCTCTTTCAGGATGTGCTGACCAATGGAGCTTAGTAAAATTAAAATTATTTACACCGTTTATAGCGTCCATCCAGGTTTTATGAAACCAGTTACCGATTCCGTTTGGTGTTGATAATGCGAGACAATCACCGCCAGTAGCGAGTGTCTGCTGTGCGGCTGTCCAGATGGAATCAATGTTTTCGATAAATGCTGCTTCATCTATTATGAGCAGGGATAATGCTTCAGATCTACCGGCTTCAGATGTTGCTGCAACTGCTTTGATCTGTGACCCATTGTTAAATCGAAAAGATAGTTTGTTATCTTCATCAACACCTGTTTTCAACCATGATGGGAGATTGTGATACATCACACGGACCTTAGTAACGAGATTTTTCGCTGTATCTTTATCTTTTGCTATGACGAGGATGTTTTTATCTTGATGGAAAAGCATTATCCAGAGTGAATATCCAGCAGATAACGTCGATATTCCGAGTTGGCGAGATTTCAGTATAATGTTATATGAATGTGTTTGTAATTCACCAATGGTTTTTTCCTGAAAGTCATATAAATCGAATTTTATTTTTCCTCTCATTGGATGTTGAATTGTGCAGTACTTTTTCATGAAATGTGCGGGCACTTGAGCACATTTTAGATATTCTCTTTGGATAGTCTGTTTAATAGTACTAGACATAATGGTGTATAGATAAAATGATTATAACTGATGTCATATCAGTTATCAAATCTATCTTCGCTTACCTCTCCAGCCACTGCCGATCATATCAGTTCTATCAGGGGGTAGTTCTACAAGTGATCGATTATTCGTCATCAATGATTCATTTGCAAAAGAAGCCTTCTGCACTGATCCACCGTTTTTGAATGTCTGAAGTCCCCTTCCGCGCAGGCCAGCTTTTCCACCTGGTCTGGACATTCTGCTCATCATCCGTCCACCATTTTTTCGTGTTACCCTCCTGGTATTCATGCGTGGATTTATACCAGCTGATCCACCAGCAGCACGTGTTACCCTCCTGGTATTCATGCGTGGATTTATACCAGCTGATCCACCAGCAGCATACCGCGCTTTCCCGGCGACTCCTGCTTGTTTTCCAGCGACCCTTGTTCGTCCTCTACCGGGTCTAGCCATTCTCCTCAATCCTCTTGTTTGTGGCATTTTTTTTCTCCCATTGTTACTCGTTACTAAATTTCCGTTTTGATAACCCGTTCTCACTCTACCGCCGCGATTAAATCGAGCAGGTGATGCCAATTCATTTGGTTCAAATCCTCTACCCACGCCAGTGGCATTCAGTTTATTTAAATATTCTTCACCTACGAGATCGACAGTCTCTTTCCGTACGACGTATTCACCAGCAGTCAATAAAGCCGGAACGTCATCGCGTTTTCCACTGCCGAGTGACCGGTCGACCGAACCCGGACCGATGAACTCTCCATTCACCATCCTGCCTTTTTGAAATCGCTTTCTCCGCGGCATGCTAATTCATTTCCTTTGCTATGTCTTGGCGGTTTTTAGATTGTTCGTAATTTCCAATTGCATACGCGACTGTTGGGTCGAACTGTTTATCTGATTGTTCAGCCATCTCTTTCATGATTTCCGATACCTCTTTCTCGATAGCAGCCCAACGTTCTTTTTCCAATCCCATGACCCAATCATGCCATTTATTTTTTGCCTTGAGATCATTTTCAAAATCTATCTGACAGACATAACATCTCTGCATTCTATTGTATGTATCTTGATCACGTTGTTTTAAAATTAATTTTTTACAGTCATTACATGTATTGGCGAATCCCTTTCCGGGCATCTTCGTTATCTGAACTCTCTTGCCATCTTTCTTCGTCCACTCCGCTCCCCGGGGATTAGCTAAAGAAGCTTCAGTCCACACCTCACCTTCCTTCCTCTGCTGAATCGTCTTAGGTTCTTTCCCGACTTGAATTTTTTTCTCGCCTGCGATCATTGACTGTATTTTTTTTATATTTTTATTCATACCGAATCCTCTTTTATATAAATATTAACCTATTATGTAAATCAACCGAATTTAGATAATCCAGTGATCTGATTTACTGGTGCGAACGCTCCGGTGAATTTATAAGTATTACCTTTATACTTAAACACTATACCCTCGCTCGGCACTATAGCGCTGAAACCACCGATTGCATTAATTTTGTCTAACTGTGGTTTTATTTTTTTCAATTTATTGACATTACCACCTGACTGTATGTCTGAAATAGCCTTTGATAATTCCTTTCTAACGGCTTGAACTGACTTATCTGGATTTGCTGCCATGAATCCTTTGACGTTTTTCAATATCTCAGCCCCTACTTCGAGAAATATTTTTTCGAACGGCATCATGTTATCCTTAACCCATTTACTATGATCGTTTTTATCAAACGACAATACCCAATCGATAAACTTATCGTTCTTTATATCTTTTTTTATTTGTGCGATTTTATACGATTTATCGAAAAATACCCACCTTTTTGTAAGTCCAACTAAAACTTTATTTGAAATTTTATATTTCATTTGTTTTGATGCATTATAAATAAATTCTTCCCAAAATTTTTGATGATATAGAGCTAATGTATCGTTATCTTTTAACCCGAATTGTTTTTGTAATTTTGTTAATCGAGTGATGAATTGTTTTTTCTTTTTACCAAAATCTTGATGTTTTGGAATTGTCAGGAATACTGGTTTGGATATCGTATAGTGTTTCTGTACGTGTTGGTTCGTCTGCTGAATCATTCCTTGTAAGATTCTTCCGCTGCCCGGTACTTGCCCGATCGCATTGCCGGAATCGTCATATTCTAACGCACCATGGAATACAATTTCAGCTTTATCGTAATTGATCACATTAGCTGATTTTGGCCACATGACTTCTAAATTCATAAAGGCTTTCCCGTTCATAAAAATCTTATCTTTCTGCTTCTGTGATAGTGAACCGATTGCCTTTCCTAAATCATTCATTGCAAAATTAAATGCATTCGCGATATCACCCCTTCCGGCAAATTTTAATTTAATACCCTTTGTACTGAGGGCAGTCTGACCAGCGTTTTTCAGATGTCCCTTATTCCGTGCAGCAATGAGTTTTCCATCTTTCCAACTGATCATGAGATTCTGACCATCGAGCTTTTCCGTCACATTATCTTCTCTATTGAGTTTGCCTCCCAATCCCATTGTGATTATTTCTTTCAAATCTTTAAAAGTCAAATTCTTATCATCAAACGGATGTGCCATATGACCATATGCCCCGCCTTCTAATAATAATAACTGTTTATCCCACCAACGTTTTGTTAAAATCTGTTCTTTTACTACACCATAATCTTTATGCTGATCTTTTTTATCTTTAGGTGGCATCTCTCCAACGAATTCTTTCTTTTGAGCTTTTAAAGTTTCAATCGAAGTTTTTCCAGTATGTTTTTCTAATTGTCCTGAATATTTAAGAAAATCTTTTAACTTATATCCGACTGTTTGAGCAACTCTGATCATATGTTTGAGCCATTTTCGATATGCTCTCTTTCCCGTGATGTTTTCCTGATTATTAGGTGTACCTTCTTTACCGACACCTGATGGGAAATATGAAACTGAACCTATCGGACCATCAGGATATTTCGGCCATGGTATTTTGACTCGACCTTTTTCTCCCATAATGTAATCTACCACCGTCCATCCTAATTTAGCAGTTTCATAATCATTTCTCCTCTTATAAATATCATCATATTCATAATCAAATGCCGGACCGTCATCAGCACCTATTCCACCAGATGATGATTCCTCAATAATTTTACTAAAATCCGTATTTTGAATAAATTCTAAAATCTGCTCTTCCGTTACCTCAAATGGATCACTCACTGGTGTGACGTTTGGTTTTTTTATTAAGCGCATTCGCATCGCTGATCTGCCGTTTATCAATAAATCACCTTTTTCATTCCAATCAATCGTCTTCACAACAACTTTTTTATTCTTAAATTTACCCATCATAACCGTGTCACCGATCTCAACTGGTAATTCAATCGCTTCTTCTAAATCTTGAAGTATCTCCTTCCCCTTACCGTCAAACCATTTCTTTTTTCCTTTCATCATTTTCGTTGGTTTGAAAATCATCACATCATCTGATTCATATATTTTACCAAATCTATCGGTCATGAGTTTGAATGTCTTGTCATTGAAATAACCGAACATCTTTTTAAATCTTCGTTCTCTATCTTCTTTATATTTCGGTGAACCGAGTAGTTCTCTCATTGCAGTTCCGCTGACTTCCATCCCACCAGCTGAAACCGATATATGCGGTACTGTCAAGATATAACCATGCTCTTCATACCCGGCTAAGTTATTTTTATTCTTTTTATAATCTTGATAATATTTCAAACCACCTGATTTTTTACGCCCACCGGAAAGTCTACCGGCGTCTTTCGCTCCGAAAGCAAATACAGCAGCTGTGGTTTCGGGATTTAATTTTTTTAAAGTATTTTTCGGAACATATGGTGATGTTTCTTGTACGATTTTATTTTTCGGGATCCCCATCTTGGCCATATGGGCGGCCTTTTCTTTAAAACTCAATGGATGTCGTGGTAATTGTTTGATACCCGATGTCGTGATATAGACATCATCGAATTGTTTTTTTAAGTATTTATAAACCGCCTTATGATGAGGACCGAATGGTTGAAATCTACCAGGATAGAACGCCACAACTTTTTTAATTTTTGTTTGCTCTTCGATTTGCTCCTTTTTCTGTTTACTGATTTCAATTGCTGCGAGTTGATCCTGAGCTGCTTTTTTCGAGCTATGGGTGCCGAGTCGTTTTCCTCCAGATTTCGGATATACGGCGTATTTATCACCGACTTTTTGTATCGTTTCAGGTAAAAGCGGTCCGATGATTGATTCAACTAATGAATTCATGTCACTTCAACGACTTTAAATCTTCTACCGCTATGTGATACTGCAGATGAAGCACTCAATTGAGTCATTCTCGTCGTCGCATCAGATTCAGATGAATATTCGAATACCGAACCACTGATCGTAGCGGTCCAGGCTTTTCCGCCTCGATGTGTCTTATACGGAGCATGTGCGGTCCAGGAATGTCGTCCATGATCCAGATCTTCTTCTTCCCATACCCATCGTGGAACTGAATCTGGTTTTGGAAATAATTCCATGTATACTTTATAAGGCATTTTGTGTTCCGGATAGTTTCATATTATATATAAATATTAATTTTAAATCCATTAAGTACCAATAACTTCACTTATCTTGCCTGTTTGAACACCTTTTATCGAGTCAATATTAGCAGCTATAATTCCCCCAACAGTATTACCGTATCCAGTCCATTGAATATACGGTTCAGATCCGCTATAGTCTCCAAATCTCATACCGTTTTGATGATCTACACACCCTGTCCTTCCTCCCAAGTCAGGAGTTACGTCTTTCCAATCGTAATCATAGTTCATTAAACAAATTTTAAAATCATCTAATCTAGCCATATCAGCTAAGCCAAATGAATTTATAGTCATCGAATTATATCCAGATGTTGACCATGTCGTTTCTGCAGCTGTATATGTTTGAGTTGTATAACCTGTAGCAGTAGGTGTATCACCATCCCATCCTGCTCCAGAGTTCTCAAATGAATCAAAATCGCCGCTACCTAAAGCGAAATATCCAACACCTGTTCCCTGCGAACCACTAACTGCTATAACGTCTCCAGATGAATTTGAAGAACCGTGTACATATAAAGTGGCAGCTGATGGTGTGGCTGTAATGTCGCTCGTATCGAAATTAATAAAAGCTCTTGAAACATAATAAGTAGTTCCTCTCCCCCCGGCTACACAGCCAGCACGAATCGCTACTGTTTCAAATGAATCATCATCATCTGCAGTTCCAGTAGCTACATCATGAACTGCATCCCAACTTGTCGTTGATTGTGCATATACTATTCCGTCTGCATCGCTTCCACTAATTATTGCTGACATCTAAAACTCCACTATTGGTAAATAATATGTATTTGAATTAATATATGGATTT